ATCATAAGATTACCACCACCAATACCACCTACATTTTCTTTTAACACAGGTATATTAAACTTCCATTTAGTTGTTACTTCTAACAACCCTAGTACTTTATCTACATCACTTGTAACTGCTGGTGTTTTTTCTTCATCACCTTGCTTATGATTTTCAATCATACTTGTTATCTCTGTAAAGTTTGCATCTTTACCATTAAATATTTCTGTAGCTTCAACAGCTATTCGCTGTGCTAAATCTCTATTAGATAGTATAGACATTATATCTTTTGCTATTTCTTTACTAGGCTCTTGAACTTCTTTTAAATCTTCTACTAACTCACTAAACTTTTCTTTTGCAGCACGAGTTAATGCAGGATTAAATATAGCAGTATGTAATGAATACAATTCATCTACACTTATATTGTCTGAGTATTTTTCATGTGCTTTTTGTATTGTATCAAACAAAGAACTTATATCTCCTGAAAATATTGTTGGAGATATAGAACCTTTATACTTTGTATAAAAGGTTTTGTTTAACATTAGTCTAAGCATTTGTTTTTCTATCATAAAATATCTCCCTTATCTGTTCTGTGTTAAAGTATTTTAAATCATCTTCTAATGGTTTTACTATTACATTGTCAAATCCTGCTGACCTTAATTCTTTTGCTATGTCATATGACTTTGTTGTAGCATCTCTGTCTAAACATATATACAAATTTTTATATGGTTTCAAGTGACTCTTGTGTAAGTCTTTTAATTTTGTACCCATTATAGCTATGCCTGTTAGTATATTAGAAACAGCACAAGCTGATGGACAATCCTCTACTATAACTGCATCATCACACTCACCACATTTAAATGGTACATCTTTATTGCCATACATAAACCATTTAGGATAAACATTTTTATTTAATCCCCTACCTACTGCACCAACAAACTTGTGTGAAAATCTATTCTTAATTAGGAATACAACTCTATCTTGCTTTACATCATACTTAATATCTGCTCTACCCCACGACCAAGCCTCCCAACAATTATTATTTGATAACCATCGCATTGCTTTTTCATTTGAATATATACCTTGAAAACTATCAGGTATTTTAAACTCATCATTTTCTATATATAATTCTGTATTTCCTTCCAATACTTTTTGTACATATTTCATATCTTTTTCTCCTTGTTTTTTTCCTTTTGCTTTACATGACGCATGAAAACAAAACCAATTTAAATTATTTTCTGTAGTATCAACTGCTAGTGTATTTAAATTTTTACAGAAGGGACAATCCATTCTCATCTGTGTATCGGGTGGAACAAACAATCCCTGCACTACTTGTAGTTGTTGTCTATAATTCAATCTTATAATTCCTCGTATGTTATTCTCACATCTTGTGAGTAAAATTTATCTCTTTCAAGAGATAGCTTTTTGGTAAGGATAAGGTGTGTAGCCTCATCATTTATTCTATCTGCATCTACTATTCCTGAAAGTGGTAATGTGTATTGTCCTGTGTATCCTAATCCAAATACTTTTATGAGGTAGTTTTTCTCTGTTTCCATTGTTTCTCCTTATCATACTTTTATTTATTTGTCAACTGATTTTTTAATTACTTGTTTTATTATTGTAACTTTAGGGTCTAAGTCTGTTGTCTTACAAGAAGTAAGCAATAATAAAATTAAAATTATATATTTCATTCTTCCTCAGCAGATAATGAATCAGGATACAAAACTATCTCATCAGGTAGTCTATCTATATCTTCTTCAGTTACAGGGCTATCACCTATTGCAGACTCTTCATTTATTTTTTTGTAGTCTACCTCAGGTTGATTCATATAATCTTCTTCTGCTTGTTTATAGCACAACTCATCTATTTCTTTGAAAGATAAGTGGGGATTTTTTCTCTGTATTTCCTCAAATAAATCCACTGCTTTATTTTCTAACCATTCTTCTTTTCCATCTACACTCATTTGTTATATCCTTCTATTGCATCAATTAAATTCTTTAATGATTGTTCTGTATCTTTTGTCATTGTATTTTGATATTCAAATATTATTGACCTTAACTCTATTATTATTTCTTCCTTTGTCATTAATGCTCCTTATAGCTTACTTGTTTAACTTTACGACTCCAACAAGTACGGCAAGATTTACACTCGCCATCTTGTTTATATGCAGGACACTCTTGCCCTATTGCTTTCTTATCTTTATGTACGCCTGATGTCCACTTCCAAAACTTTGGTGGTGGACTATCTACTTTGATTGCAGATACACGCAAACATAAATTCTTTGGTACATCTTTTTCTTTTACTTGTGCTACAATATTATATTCTCTAGTAGCTAACCAATATTTTATATGAGGCGTAAGTTCACATACCTCAAATATTTTCATAAGATGTGAGAAAGATTGTAAATCTCCTGAGTCAAACCAACGGTGAAAAAGCCTTGATTTATCTAGCTTTTTGTACTTTTGGGTAATGAGTTCTGCCATATAATCTACCCACTCAGGTTTGTCTATTGCATTTATTCTTATCTGATGTGCATTAGCAACAACAGGAAATAAATAATGTCCGTTAAGTGCATAACATTTATTACAGATAGTTCCTTTTATCTTTGCCAGCTTACTACCTGTCTTACATCTCTTTGCAGATATACCCCACGCATACGCAGGCATTTTGCTAGGGTTTGATAGTGTTCCTATTTCTTTTTCTAATTCTTTTCTTTTCATATACCTATCTTTCTTAATTTTTTATCTATCTCTTTGTAGAATTTTTTAGCCTTACCCTCTACCCATATGTTTGCATAATCAACAAAGATTATTTGTATAGCTTCTTTGTAATCTTCTATATTTCCTGTTGGTGTGTATGGATTAAATTTTACTTTTTTTCTTTTCATCTTCTCCCTTTTGTTTATCTTTCATAAAGTCTGGCATTTCCCTGTGTGTATACTTTGCAAATCTTTTTTTATCATGTGTATAATATTTTCTATATGACTCAATGTAATCATCACACTTGTATTCATCAGGCATACATAGTGGTGGTGTAGTAAATTTTTTTTCAGGTATCTTATCTTTCCAAGATAAATTAAAATCAATAAAGTAATTAATAACTTTCATAGACTTGTGCATTTTATTATATCTTCTTTCAAATTCAAAGCCAAGCCAGTTGCCAAGTAATAGTGTCCAACCAAAATTGCCAACACTATCTCCTACCCAAACTGTCATTGGGTGATTAGGATATGCAGGTTTATATACTTTCTCATCTTCTCCTGCGTGTCGTTGATAACCTGTTGATAGCATTTGTGCAGTTTCTAATATCATTTTGACTACATGTTTGTCACAATGATACTCGGCACATATCTTTGGGTTCTTGTGTAAATGAAATATATTCATAGTTTTTTTAGTAAAGTTTCTATTACGACTCTTGTGTTGAAGTCCTTTAACTTACCACAATTATAATGATAAGTCAAATCATTGTGTAAATCTCTTACATACTCAGGCTCACCACCTGCAAGATCACACCATAATCTAAATGATTTTATATTAGGATCAAAGAATCTTTTTGCTGTGTCCATTAGTATAGATTTTTCTGTTGTTCCACAATAACTACTATTAGTTATATGACCTAGACTATCTAAACAAGCCCTAGTTATTACTGCTTTAGCTAAATCTTTTAATGGATTAACTTCTTTTCTTTGTTCTAACTCATGATTCATTGTTGCGTTCATAATATATTTTTAATCTTTCTGTTATTTTTACTTGACATAATTAAAAAAGTATGGTATGCTATCCTGTCAGTTCAGGGGGGTTAGTATATACTACCTAGATTCTACTCCTGTTATATGGGCAATTATTTGGTGTCCCTTTTTATTTATATATTCTACTTTATATAATTTCTTATGGTCAAGTTTCTTTTGTAGTTTCTTTAAAGACATAGCCCCCATAGTTTCAATCGGCTTATCTGTATCATCTGTTATATCTGTAACTTTATATTCATATCTATATCTCATAGGGTGGTTTGTTCCTTTCATTTTCTTTTTGTTCTTCTTCTTTTTTTATATTATATTGTATCACAAAATAAACTATAAGTCCACCCACCAGTATGGCACATAGACCTATAAATAATTGTAGTACTCCGTAATGTATATCCATAAAAAAAGGCTAGGCGATTTCTCGCCTAACCCTATATCAGTATTAGTTTACTGATTGACTACGAAGATGTTGCTGTAATGCAATCTTTGCATTAGCAATTTTCTCCTCTTTACTAGGTTGTTTTGCATAACCTAATATAGAATCTGTCATTGATTTTAGACTAGCAGGATTAACTACTAGAGAACTACCGAATACTTTATTGAGAGATATTGCAGGCTCCCAATTATATTCCTTAGCAATCATATCAACTTCAGACTTAGTCTTACATGCTTTAATCTGCTCACCAACTAGATCAACTGCTCTAAGTATAGAACTAATCCAATCTTGATGAGTCTTTATCACTTCAGCTTTTGCTATTAACATCAGCTCAAATGTAGCAAACTCAGATTCTGAGCAAGGTATTGCACGAGATTTACAACCACCACTACCAATAACATCTAAAGCATGGTTTTCTCTCCATATTTTATGGTAGTCAGTAGAACTTCCGTCATTACCTTTTAACCATTGTTTATTTTTATTAGTCATTGTAGAGTGATGAGGATTACTTCTGTTATCTTTTTGCTCAATCTCTATATCGGGGTTATAGCCATTAGCTTTTAACTCCTCACGATACCAAGCATAACCGAAGTCTTCACTATCTCTATACTCGTGACCACTTGTATTGCCGTCTAACTCAAAGCTAAAATGTTTTTTCTTATCCACTTCATCATTGTAGCTATCTAGCATTTTTGCTTTGTTACCCTTTTTATCTACAACTGCAAAATAAAAACAACTGTCTTTCGCTGTTGCATCAACAGTATTATATTTTTTCTGCAAAGTTTGTAGTGTAGAAACATCTTCGGGTTTATATACTCTATGCACAACTTTGGTTGCTAACTTAAATGCGTCATCAATCCTAGTTTTACACAAAGTTTTAGCCGATAGATATGACTCATA